AATGGCAGTCAGATATCCCGACAAAAATATCCGCAACGCTCTGATTTCTGACGCCAACGTGGTGCAGTACGTTGGGCATCGTGTGTTCGCACAGTATGCGTCACCAGACGATGCGTTGCCGTTTATCGTGACCAGACGCACCGGCACTGAACGTGAACAGGCATTCCAGCACCCAGTAGGCGTGCCACGTTTGACGCTCAACGTCGTCTGCTATTCAGACACCTATGACGAGGTGCGGAATCTTGCTGATGCCGTGCGTGCTGTTCTGGATGGATACCGTGGCGTTTTCGACAATACAGAAGTCAAGCAGACCACGGTGGACGAGGAACGCGACGAGCTAGTGCAGCTTGCAGGCAGCGAGAAGCCGCCAGCGTTTGCCGTCGAAATGGACTTAGATATTTGGTGGCAGGAGACATAACCAATGGCGACAACGCCGCATGATGGTTCAGGAACGAGCCTGGTATTTGACGGCACGACATTCACCGTCACCAATCTCACACTGAACTACAACGATGTTCGTGACCGCATCGACATTTCCAATCTCGGCCAAACGACTGGCGAGCAGCGTGCCAGCCAGGATGCTCCGCTGATTGGCACCGTTGACGACACAGGCGTTGAGATTTCGTTTGACTACATCGGAACAACTGAGCTGCCATCTGACACCAGCGGAACGCTCACCATTGCGGGTGGCCTTTCGTTGAGCCGATCGGCAACTGTCGCAAGCTCCAATGTGACGCTCGCTATCAACGACGTGATTCGCGGCAGTGCCACGCTTCGTGTTGCTGCCAGCTAAAGCTGGGAGGCACTCGTGGCAACCGTATCGCAAGGCATATCGTTTTCGTTTAACGGCTCGCCAGCAACAGAAGTTACAGGCCTTTCATGGACTGTTGGCGGTGGCTACACGTCTGCACGCGATTCCGCATATTTAGCGGAAGCTGGAAGCGTCAGCCTGGAGTGTCTAGGCGGCATTAGCACTAGCATATGGGGAACGACAGGAACGCTAACCATCAGCGGTGGTGGTATGGCATTGTCGGTTGATGCGGTATGTTTGGACGTGACAGCCGAGGCAAACTTGAATGGGGTGACCCGATACTCGGCTGAGTTTTCGATTATCACTTGAGGGATTGCATGGACATCAAGGCCGCGATTCTTAGCAGCACGACAAAGAAGATTAAAAAAGTCGAAGTGCCAGAGTGGGGGACGCCAGTATTTATGCGAACCATGACTGCTGGCGAGCGTGATGCTTGGGAGCTTGCATGGTTGGACAAGCAAGGGAAGGGCGGCGTTGCAAACTTTCGCAGTGTGTTTTTGGTCAAGTGCCTCTGCGATGAGAATGGCACGCGGTTGTTCGCAGACAATGAGGTAGAGCAGCTAGCAGCTCAGGATTCAAAGGTGGTCAACAGACTTTTTGAGATTGCACGCGAGCAGAACGGCCTCACAAGCGATCAAGTAGACGAGCTAGCAAAAAACTAAATGCCCGGCCAACGCGAAGATTCCTGTTCGCTTTGGCTGGGCATCTTGGCATGACGGTGGCAGAGCTATGCGAACGAATGGACAGCCGCGAGCTGAGCGAATGGTACGCATACGTTGCGCACTTTCGCGGGCCTTTGGACGACCCGTGGCAGCAAGCAGGCGTAGTGGCGACAGCGGTGCTGACGCCTCACACTCGGCCAGGCCGAAGGCCAAAGCCGTCGGACTTTGTGCCTGTCACTGCACCACCGCAACACGAGCTACAGGTTGCAGCAAAGATGCAACAACTGGCTCGCCTTCTTGGAGGCGATAGCTGATGGCAACCACAGCACTCGGCCTCGCATTGCAGATTTCAGCCAGCACGGCTGGCTTGGCTAAGAGCGTCAACGAAGTCAATCAAAAGCTCGACTCAATGGCTGAGGCAGGCAAGAAGTCTGCCAAGGACTTGGCAATCCTAAAAACCATTGAGATTGGCCGTGCGTTGATCGACAGTGCGAAGGCTCTTGCAGGTGCGTTGTCTAGTGCGGCCTCGTCTGCACTTGACTTATTCAATAACTCGCGTGCGTCAGTTGGGGAGCTGACTACCCTTGCTCAGGTTTCCAATACTTCAGTCGAGGAGTTTCAGAAAGTCGCATTGGCGGCACGCAGCGTCGGCATCGAGCAGGACAAGATGGCCGACATCCTCAAGGATGTAAACGATCGCATTGGTGATTTCATAGAAACTGGCGGCGGCCCAATGGCCGATTTCTTTGAAAACATCGCTCCAAAGGTTGGCGTGACAGCAGATGAGTTTGAGAGGCTTTCTGGTCCGCAGGCCTTGCAGTTGTTTGTCGATAGCCTAGAGAAGGCAAATCTTTCGCAGGCTGATCTGACCTTCTATATGGAAGCAATGGCGTCTGACATGACGAACCTGCTGCCATTACTGAAGGATGGCGGTGCAGGCATGGATGAGCTTGCTGGCCGTGCCGAGCGTCTTGGCATCGTTCTCAATACAGACCAGACAACTGCGATCAAGGAAATGAACGGCGCACTGGGCCTGGTGCAGGCCACGTTCGACGGCATCATCAATCAAGTCACATCGCAGCTTGCTCCTGTCATTACAGACATTGTGAACAAACTTCTTGACATGGTTGAACGCATTGGGCCTGAGAACATAACCCAGACGATTACAAACGCACTGTTTTCGTTTGCCGACGCTTTTCTCGGTGGCTTGCAGACGTTAGCCGAAGTGCTGGCTCAGATAGCTGACGGCATACTAAAGATTCTTAGCACGCTTGGTGTTGTCGAGCAGACCGCAGACGAGCGAGAACTTGCTAGGGTTCGTGAGCAAGCAACTCGCACGCGAATGCTTCCTGGCGGGCAGTTTGGCGGTGCACGCCAGCAACGCATTTTTGACCCAACAGAAGAACAGGCGGCGCGTATTGCAGAGCTTGAAGCTCGCATACAGATGCGTGCAGAGGGTGGCCTAGGGCAAGTGTTGGTAGGTGGCATTGAAGGGCTGCGTGAAACTCTGAATCAAACCCGCGAGCAGTTTGCACAACCACCAGAGGCACCGCAGGAAAGCGTCGATGCTACTCGTGGCGTTGAGCGTGCGGTAGAGGAAGGCAGCGATCAGACTGTCGAGGAGTTGCAAGGTTTGCGAGAGGACATGCGGCAAGCACCAGCAGTTGACATCTTAGGGGCAGCACCATGAGCGTAGCGTCATATCGTGAACTCACAGGACGCAGCTTCACGCATCGTTTTGGCGATGCACCGACTGCACAGCGGCGGTTTGGCGTGACATTGACAACGCCAGCGGAAAGCAATCAGGCAATCCTAAACGCTATTGGTATTTTTCACGGTGCTTTCCATCCTGAGTATCCGTTTCTGCGATGCACTGAAGGAAGCGTCAAGGAAAACACGCCTACGCCATATCACGCCGAGGTTGTCTATCGCTACGAGGTGCCGCAGGTTGGCAACGTAGATTTTGAGCCCAACCCACTTGCACGGCCTGATGTGTGGAGTTTTTCAACCACTACGCGACAGGTGCCTGCTTTAACTTATTATGACGGCGATGGCAATGGTGATGAGAAAGCATTGACCAATACGGCAGGCGATTACTTTGAAGGCTTGCAGATAGAGTCTTCGGAGATGCGTGCTGTTATCTCTGGCAATCGTCCTACGTTTCCAGTTGGCCTAGCCAACAGCGTAACCAACACGATAAACAACGCAGCGTTTCTTAATGCACCACAGTACACATGGAAATGCCAAGGCATTGGCGCACAACAGCGTGTTGAGGTTGTGAACGACATCGAGGTGCGGTACTGGGAGGTTTCGGTAGAACTGCTCTACAGGCCTGAGTCTTGGGTGCTAAAGCTGCCGAATGTCGGCTTTAACTATTTGCCAGGCGGCACTAGCCCAAAATCACCTGTAGCAGTAACCGACGACAATTCTCTCAGCGAAACATATGGTCAAGAAGTGCCAAGCCAAACGCCGCAGCCTTTAGAGCCCGATGGTGATATTCGCTCTAGCGGTGAGCCAGATATCCTTGAGCGTCGTCCTTACAAATCACAAGACTTTGCCAGCTTCTTTGGCGTGCCACCTTTTTAGGGTTTTCCAATGCCAGACGTGACCTACACCATCAATGGACAGATTGCCAAGGGTTCGCTCTCGCAGTCTTTCGCAGCTTCGGGGGTAACTGCCAGCATGGCTACCGCAGGCGTGGCGTCTGTAACGCTTGAGCTGGACACTAGCACCACAGCTATCAGCACAAGCACTCTAGGGGCGGTTGGCCTTTGCTTTGCTCGTTCGCTTGCCACTACTGAGACGCATACCGTGAGCTTTGGCAGGCTTGATGGGACGAACCTATTTGAGACAGTGCGGCTAAAGGCTGGCGAGGCTGCCGTGCTGCGTCTTGCTGCTGGTGATTATGCGGCCAAGTCTGCTGTGGCTGGTTCGCGTCTGGTGCTGACTATCTATGAGGATTGATTGTGGCACAGAAGCCAGACGGCAAACCGGCAAACTTGCAAAAAGTGCAGTTCACTCGCCCGGCGGCAGAGCGTATTGCTCGTGTTGTGCGGCAGGTTGAGCTGGGAGATAGAGATACTGCGCCACTGCGGTTTGCTCCTCGTCTGCGGCAGGCGGCAGGGACAAAAGACATCTTCCGCATGGCTCGCATCTCTGCGCCTTGGGCTTTTGAAGACACTGCGACGATTACGTTTGACAATCCGATTCACAGCGGTGCGACAGCTACGGCAATCAACTACTTTTGCGGCATAGGTGGTGGGCGTGTTGGCGTCTGCAAGGACAGCACTGGCGTCTGGCATCTCGTGGCCTGGGAGATGCAGGAGGTCTGCACGACTCGTCTCATCAATATGGAGTTGCAGCTCAATACGGCAAACTGCGCAATCATCAAAACGCTTGTGACAGCAACGCAGAAATTCCTTCGATTGACTTACCCATTTGCGACATGCTCAACAAACTCCACTACGCCAGGGTGATAGATGGCACGATGCGTGTGCTGCGCCTGCATAATCGATGATGACTGCTGCATCGATGGCTATACCTACAACTGCGGCGGCGTTCCTGTCGGCGTGACATACGAGACGGCAGCCGAATGCTCTGCCGCTGCTGCTGCCATCGGATGCCCAGGTGGCGGTCCGATCCCAATCTGCTATTGCAAAAACATTGACAACGAATGTTGCGATGACGGAATTTGCCGCAGCATCTGCGAGGAGTTGCCACCGTGAAAGCGATCAGCATCGAGGCACTGCATGAGGCAGCGAAGAGCAGGCCAGATGGCTACCTTGACGACGTGATGGCTTACGCCACAAAGCAGGATGAGACGCACGTTTTCCTCGCTACTGAGGACTTCTACCTGCTGCGTGATAAGTATTCAGGAACGTCCGATTTTCCAATGTCTGGCCCTGGAGCACATCTGCACAAGATACTCGGCACATTTGGCATCAAGTTTTCCGAAGGATGCTCGTGCCGTGGCCGGATGATACAGATGAACAAGTGGGGTATCGACGGCTGCGAACAGAACATTGAGACGATTGTTGAGTGGTTAAAGGAAGAGGCAGCACGCAGGAAGCTGCCGTACATTACTGCCGCTGGCCGGATGCTTGTGCGTCGTGCAATCCATAACGCTCGCAAGGAGGCGCAGCGTGCCGAGGCAACCACATAGCCAAACTGTCCTGATCTGTGGCAGGCCGTGGCGTCTCGTCCATCGCTCGATGAAAGGCCGCAAGCTGTGCGGCCTCTGCGAGTATGACAAGCAGCAGATCAGCGTCTGCACAAGCATGGCTGGCATCGATCACCTAGACACGCTGATTCACGAAGCCCTACACGCCTGTCAGGGATTCGCCAGCGAGGAACACGTTGCCGAAGTGGCGACGACTCTTGCCACTATCCTGTGGCAACTCGGCTATCGCATGGAGGGAAACGATGGCAAATGATCCAATCCGGCGGCTAACGATTGAGCTAATAAAGCAGCACCCAGACGCACCTGCGAGGACGCTTGCACGTCGCCTGGTGCACGAGACAAACAACGCTCTCACGCTGGAGCAGGCACGCAGTCGCGTCAGGCATCAGCTTGGGCAGTGCGGCGTGAGAAGCCGCAAGTCTCCGCAATGCAAGCGAGCAGCACGCAAGGCAGGTGAGAGGCCGCAGATGCCAGCCTCGCAAGCTGAGCCGTGGACGCCGCACGAGCTAGGCGTGACAGGCACGGTTGGCATCCTGTCGGATATCCATGTGCCATACCATTCCGAGGTGGCTCTAGCTGCTGCGGTTGATTACCTGAAGACCATCGGCATCGACTGCCTGCTACTCAATGGCGACGTTGCAGACTTCTACACGATTAGCAGGTGGCAGAAAGACCCAAAGAAGCGAGACTTTCGTGGCGAGCTGGATGCCGTCATAGGGACGCTGGCCTGGCTGCGAGATCAGTTTCCCGATGCGTCAATAGTCTACAAGGTTGG